GGCATTATGTCCGAAGGAAAACAAAAACGTATAGGTGTAGGTCTTATAGTTCGCAGACTCAACCAACTAAGAATACCGCCACAAAAAGGTGATGTATGGGTAAACAGTAGTATACAAACTATTATACGAAACCCCACCTATGCAGGTAAAGTGAAATGGAACTTTACACTGATTCTTTTCCCCAAATTATAAGAAAGGATGTTTATTAAAATGCCAATTGATTCTACTTTAACATATTTAAACCTAATAATGACCGTTGGAAGTTTTTTTATTGCAGTCATAGCAATGTTTTTACTCTTTTTTGGCTATATTAATTTAAAAAGAGCACACAAAATAGTAGACGAAAGAATCAAAGACAAGCTTGATAGTCTAAAATACGATTTTTTAATCGAATTTAACAAGCTCCAGGAATCCACTCAAAAAATGATTGCCGGCTATGACCATCAGAGTAAAGGTAATATTGACATAGCCATAGACCTCTACAAATCAGCCATAGAAATATTCCCAATGACATTTAACGGTTATCCATCCTTAGGTTATGCTTATCTCCAAAAGAACAACCCAGCGGATGCACTCCTCTCATTCCAAAAAGCAGTTGAATTATTCCCCGACAAAATATCAAGTTATAACGACTTAGCCAGGGTCCACGCATTATTAAATAACAGAGAAGGCTGTATTCAAAACATTAAAAGAATGGCCATCTTGGATATAACTTCAATAGAATTTCTTGTGAACGATACCACAATCACAAATCTCATTCCCGAAAATAACATCAGAGCAATATATAACGCAACAATTGGCAACTTCCCATAGAAAAATAATCTTTCCTTTTCACAACAATTATAATGATAAGGTTATGGGCAGAAGAACTCGTTCCACAACCTTGTCATTTAATTATTTTTCATTAGTACCTAATACATTTCTTTCTATTCTATCTTCGACTCTTTTATTCATCCAAAGCAAAGCTTCTTCTATGTGAGTTAAAGCTATTGCATTTTCTCTTGTTGCAAACTCACCCTGCTGAAAACATTGTAACCTATGTCTTACAATTTCTAACAAATCAACATCTAAAATACCAGATGTAGAAGTTGATAATCTTCTAGAACCATCTTGAAACTTTATAAATACCGATAACATAGATCCAAGTCCACTATCTGTTACTACTTCTCCAAATATTTCATAAGTATGATATGCTCCTCCATTCCCTTTTTCGCCATGAATCCTAACTTCGTTTAAATTTTCTCTTTTTTGAATTGTGTTTAATTTTTGCATTATTTCATACCACCTTTTGCACACTGTAATAAAAAACCCAAATAACCCCAAACTCTATCTCGTATTTTATCAAGACATATTTGCGTTCCAATTTCTATATTAAAATTATCTGGATCAACACAAGCACTCGATTCTAGTAATTCAAAATCGTTTTTTAGTGTGGTATGAAGAATTGTTGTTTTATCGCCTATCTTAGATGATTGACTAAATAAGATAAAATTATCAACATCTTCTTGAAGTATTCTTGTACCTTCAGGATCAGTTAGTTTTAAATGTGAACTATCAAATATTTCTTTTGGACTCCAGGATATATAATTGTCCGAATATTTAACTTTATACCCCTCCTTGTCAGGATTCTCATTCGCCGGTATGGCCCACCTTTTAAAATTATTATATTCGCCTAGACTCATTGGCTCTGCATCAATCAATTTTATCCCTATATACTTTCTCATATGTTTTATCCCTTTCTTTATTTAAACCCCAGTAAGTTGAAATAATCTTCTTGCAGTCTTCTCTATTAAAATTTTAACAAAAGTTGGATCATAGTATTCATTCACAATCCAATATTTACTGTCCTCAATAATACCATTCTTAACTAAAACTTCAACACAATTTTCGAAACCATAATCAATTTTTATCTTCTTTTTTTTTTGCACTAATCCACAAGCTTTGACTAAACCACTAAGAAGTCCTTGAGCATACAAGTCTTTTTGTGTATGCAAATGTTTTGCTTCATTTAGCCTATCATGAAAACTCAATTCAATTAAGCCGGCATATGCTGATGTGTAATTTAATACATATAAATTGTCACGCTCTGTCACACCACTATCAAGCCACGGTGTAACCTTTGCTATCTCTCTTTGTATTATAGATATAAATTGTCTCCCATTCTCCGATACATAGAATCCACTTGAACCTTTCCCGTTATATCCTGCATCAGTATGTATATCAAGGTGAAAACTTGGTATCCCTGGATGTTTATTTACAAAATCATTAGAATAATTAACAACATCTTGTAAATAATTCAATTCTTTAGGAATTAAACAAACATTACACTCATAATCTTTTAATAACTCATATGTTATTTTTGCAATATCATAACAGTGGTCCGCCTCAGAATCTCCCATTGCACATTGGTTTTTAGTCTGTTGTGATGGCGAAAGTATAATGTTAACCATTTTTATCACCGTCCTTATCTTTCATTTTTTTTAAATATTGAATTAAAAAGTCCGGTACCGGTACGCCCATTTCAACCAAATTCTCTAAAATACTAATCCCCTCGTTGACAGTAAAAGCAAATGCAACAAAATTATGCAGCGTCTCTGGTTGACTTATTAAATTCTCAACCTGTACCGCAACTATAATACATATAAATATTCCTGCTTTTTTACAAAGACCTCTCCACCCTATGTAACTATTTAGTTCTTTATTGATTATAGCCTTGAGCATACCAGTTATGTAATCTAAGACGACAATTATAATTAACGTCTGTATGCCCATATCGTATCCCCCTAATAAATACGCGACAAAACTTAATACGGCTGTTAACCAAATCTTAGATAGAAGCATACAACACCCCCGAAACATAGGTTGCTATTAACAAAGATTGTATGATATAAAATACAGTCTTTGTTAATAAATTTTTTCACTTCTTTAATTGTACATCAATTTTCTTACTAATTTCTAGCATGTCTTTTTTGATTCCTAAAATTGCATTATCTATTTTTCTAATTTCATTTCTTGATTTCTCTGTTTGTTTTTCCTCTAAAATATCTTGAATTTTTTTAAGATCGTTAATTGTTTTGTCAAATTTATTATATAGTTTATACAAAATAACATTTTCGACAGTATCTTTGTCTATGACTCCGGATCTCTTTAAGTCATTAAAGGCTTCCGTTACTTTTTGTCTGCCTTCATAGTATTCATTGCTTATAGTGTTAGATTTACTAGCATTAAGCAAAAAACTTGAGATAACAACATTGACACCCGGAACATCTTTTATTGGCTTCAAATAAGGCAAGTCATTCAATAAGTCGCTAGATTTATAATTTGGTTTTCCGGCCAACTCATCTATCGCAGACAAAATAACATTACCGGTAGTTGCTGTAAATCCTCTGATAAGATGGTCAAGTCTCTTTGGCGATTGAATTGCTTCAGCTCTAAACGGTAACTTATTTGTTATTTTAGAAATGTTTTTCGCCACCGTTGAAGTATATTCGTCATATCTATACTTAGGAGATACCATCTTATCGCTAAAACTTTCAATCGGTATACCTTGCCATCTTGTATTAGTCATTTGTTCGATAAATGGTCTTAGTGGCATAGGGTCTACCTCGAAAAGAAAATTGTTTTGCAGGCTACTCATAAACCCTTTGAACGCTTCCGGATTATCGTTTTTATAGTAATCCATAATTCTAACAGGTACGGCCATAAATGGTATTGCCCATTCAAACCCTCTTGGTATCGGTAAAAATATTTTAGTTGTTTTTGGATCTCCTATCGGTATATTCCAAAAATTATCCTTCTGGTAAGGTTTAAGTTTTTTATACCATTCATTTTCCTCAATTAAACTGTGTAAAAATAATGAGAACAATGCTAATAATGCGCCTCTTATTAGAAGTCGTTTATTCCGTGTTGGGTCTTTTGTAACTCTAATTGCCTGGTCTAATCCTTGAATATAAGCGTTGAAAAATCTCCATATACGATTTACTTGCAAATCTTTTACTGTCTTCCCTTTACGTTTTATATCGTAAGTCAAATCACGCATATTAAATATTGCCTCATCCCAGTCCGCAGTAGTTGTGTTTGTCAATGTAAAAAATTCTTTCCATTGGCTGCGTATTTTAGGATCAATCCATTTTAATACTTTTGTTACAAATTCGCCTTTGCCAATACTATCCGCAAATCTTTTAATCATATTATTTTCGACTGTTTTTTTTGCTTCTGCTGTTTTTGTTCCGAGTTCGGTAAATTTTATAACGTCTCGTAATGTGTTAAGTGGATGCCTCAATTTATTAAATAACCTTTTGGATTTAACACGTCCAAGACTAAGGTCTTTAATAATATCTTTAGCAAATCTAGCTTCATTTGCTAAATACATTTCCGTTGTGCCTCCGCGCTTAACTGTTTCTAAATACCAATCATCGGCACTCATAACACTATAAGCTCCGCGAACAATGTCAAATATAGTTATCCCTGTTCTTGATTGTAACCATGATGTTAATGTTTCTCGTATTGTGTTCCATACAACAAAACGTGGAGTATACAAGATATTAGCCGCTTGAAAATCTCCAACTTTCATAGCGATATTCATTATAAATCTCATAGCTGTATTAAACGTGACAGGATTCATGCCGGATAATGCTTTGTACAATTCCGGTTCAACGTCATATAGCTCAATATTACCATTCCTATATATTGCTAATTGGTTAGCTTTTGCAATAAAATTCGGCCTGAAAATTTTGGCCATTGTGTCAAATTCCATATCAATATCAAAGCCATTATAATATTCATCAAGATTCACTTCTAGTTTTATTAATGAGTCTATTATTTGTTTTTTAACCTCGTCTAAATTAAATTCTGTAACTTTTAATCCATATGGGGATTTGACCATCACAGCACCTTTACCCTCTGCTCTATTAGCCATATCTGCTATTTCTAGCAATAATTGTTGCCGTTTTGCTGCTCCCCACATAACAAATGTCATATTAACCATAGACTCATATGGATTAAGTATTTCTTGGCCGCCACCTCTTAGCGATTTAACCGGATTACCTTTACTTGATTTTATACCTGCAAAACCATCATCTAAAACCCTAAAAAGGTGTATATGATTGGGATTCTGCTCCTTGATTTCTTTAGCTTGTTTATTACTGAAAAATCCTGCCTGTACCAATATTAGCAATAAATTATCGTCGTATTTTCTAACATTATGGAATATTTCAGGAAAATCAGGATATTGAGATTCAAGGTTTCTTACAGTTTGTCTGTAAGTTTCAATATCATTTGGTAGTTGCAATTTCCTCTCATTATAATCTTCTGCTCTTCTTGCTATCGCATATGATTTCCAAAAATAATCCTGTTTTTTCTGATTATTGGCCAAAGGCTCCAATATATCAAATAAACTAGGACCAACCTTATTCCCATACAAATCCGATTGATACATACCTTTTATCCCTTTTGGATTAATAGAAAACATGGCCGACGATTCATAACCCCTATTTTGTGCAACTAATTCTTTTATTCTTTTCTCGCCTTCTGGTCCGGCCAAAATTTTTGCATCTTTAATTACCGGAAAATATTCATCAACCGTTTGCGTATAAAATTGCTCTAATTTAAGTTTTAATCCTTCAGCTTTTTTACGTTCCTTGTCAACCTCCTCTTTATCCCAAACATCTCTCATTACTCTATCTTCCGGATTAAGATTTACAAGATCCCAAATATCCTGCATGCGTTCATTAAGAAAGCCTAACAAATCAGGATCAACTATTTTTTTGAAATATTCAAAAGTTTCTGGAGCTCTTGCAAAAGCTTGCGGTTGATCAGTTAAAAATATCCGAATAAATTCTGCAATACCTTCTTCTCTTAATGCTGCTTTGTTAGTAGATTTGGTTGTTGCTTTACCTAGCTGTATAAGCTCATCTATAACTTTTCTTGTATTAAATCCTGTTTTGGATATGGTACCCACTTTGGATAACCTATAAATTTTACTTATCAAATGTCCTGCTTCATGCGTAAATGTAGGAATATCATTTGCTTTTCTTAATCTAATAACATGTGATTTTATTTGGAAGTATCCCAAAACTCGTGCATTTCTAATTTTCCCCACTCTAACCTTATTTAAAAATCTTGCTTCAAAATCTTGTATGATCTCAGATGCTCTTTTGGATTTACCTGATTTATTTTTCCCTGAAGCCGGCGGTAATTCATACGGATTATAACCTGTAAGTTTATAAGTTTTTTCATTTTTTGATTTGCTGCTTTCTCCGTCCTCTTCATTATCAATTTCATACTCGTTGATAACTTGCTCCGGATTTAATATTCTTGATATCTCAGAAGCACGAATCAATAACTCTTTAAGTCTCTCGCTTTTTGTAAATGTCTTTTGAGACTCCTCAATCATAATTTTCTCATCATTGATTAAAGTCTTAATATATTGTTCCAGTCGAGAAATATGGTCTGGTAGAACTTTAATATTATGTGATAACCCGCTCATGTTTTGCGCATCCATAAAACTTTTTTTACCGACCATAAATAGCACATAGGCTGTTTGCGTTACAGGTTGGTACCGTACTTCAATACCGTCTATAATTCCCGCTATGTTTGCCGGTATTCTTACGATTTCCCCCAACATGACTTTTTTAGCATTAGCATCTCTTAATGTTCTTATGTATTCGTCAGCATCCATCATTTTATTAAAAGTTTTACCGTTAATATTAGCTGTAAAATTATCTCCGACAATACTTTTAACTTTTGTTGCCAACTCTTTATAAAACTGTAAAAGTATTTTGTTTTGCTCAATATTTGCTTTGATTTTTGGTAATTCTGTTAATTGTTTGCTTTTAGATTCTTCAAAAGCTTTTTTTTCTGTTTTAAGTTTATTCAGTTCTTTGTTTACGACAACTTGCTCTTGCATCAGAGGATTGTCTGTTGCGATAGCCGCAATTTCTTGTGCCGATAAAGCTTGAGCCGATGGATCTTCAACTTCTACATCATTGATATCTGCATTAAGAAATGAATCAATTACTTGAGATTTGCGCTCTAAATTATTCCATAACCGCGCATCAAATGAGCGTTTTGTTATAAGTGCATATAGCTCAATCTCTTTATTTATATTGCCTTGCCGCAGTCCTCGGCCATCTTCTTGTTGTAGATCTTTTGGCCTCCAGGGAAAATCAACATGTGTTATGGTTTTGGTTAGTACCTGAAGGTCGATACCAACACCCATTTTTTCATTGTTTCCAATTAAAATTCTAATCTCACCTGCGTTAAATTTATTTTTTAATTTAACTTTTTGATCCGCGTTTTTTGCATCATGGATAAAAGCTATCTCAGAATCCGGTACTCCTTTCGCAATAAGTTTGCGTTTTAAGTCCTGATACACACTGTCAAGTGTTTTATCCGCATCACTATAATCCTCACCATCTTCAATTTCTTCTTTTTGTTCATCTTTGCTTTTAGGAGTAGACATTTCAATAAAGACAAGGTGCGTAAGCCTATCTTTTTTTGTTTTCTTCCACTGTTCGTATATATGTTCAATTGCCATATCTAATTTCGTAACTTCTCCAGGCAACGGCACAAAAGAAGGATCGATAAGTCTTGGATCTAGTGCAGCTTTTCTTCCGTCTGATGTTATTTTAAGTGCATTATCATCTTTTGGATCTACTCGGCCACTTTTAAGTAATTCAACACGGTCTGCCAATTCTTGTATGTATTTTATTTGCCACTCAGTAGCGGGGACCTCAATTAGTTGATATTTATTGTCTTTAATATCCGGTCTCTTAAGTTGTAACATTTCTTGAGTTTTAAAATCTGTAAAAGTTCTAAACATTGTCGCTAACTGGCCTACATTTGTAACTTTAGAAACTCCTTTTTTAATTCGATATCCGCTTCCGGTAGTGTTAACTTCTGCTATATCTTCTACTCTGGCATATATAGATAGCCATTGGTCAAAAGAATATATACCTCTACTTTCAAGCATACCAGGTGCTAAATACTGAAACCAATTATAGCTTTCCGATAGACTATTTAATATAGGTGTTGCGGTTGCAAATACAATACCTTTCCCGCCGTTTAGTTGGTGCAAATAATTCACTTTCATAAGCAAGTCAAAAGATTTAGTGCTACCCGAAGGATTACCTAATCCAGATATTTGTTGCCGTGTAGTGAACATTAAATTTTTAAACCTATGGGCCTCATCTACAATGAGTGAGTCAATACCCAATTCCTCAAATGAAATATTATCGGCATCCTTTTTCATTTTTTCAATTTTAGTTTCCATTTTTGCTTGAAAATTTTTCCGCATACGGATTAGATTTTTTTCAGTCATTGTGGGTTTTTCGTTAGCTCTTCTCTCAGATTGAAGCATTTCTATTTCATTATCAAATTCAGCCATCTTTTTGTTTACAAATGCTTCTACGTTATCTATTGACATGGGTAACATAGTAAATTGTGACTCAGGAATAATAACTCCGTCATAGTCTCCAACAGCAATTTTATTCATAAGAATTTTTCTATTCTTTTGTTGTAAATCTTCTTTCGTCGGTACAAGGATTTTTGCTCCTGGATACAATCTTCTAAATTCAATGCCCCACTGCTCATAAATATTATTTGGAACTACTATTAATGATTTTTTAGATAGCCCAAGCCTTTTTAATTCCATTACTATAGTTATCATTTCAAAAGTTTTTCCCGCTCCAACTTCATGCGCGAGTAATACCGGAGCCTTACTTGTTATTGCTCTCCAAACTGCATCCTTCTGGTGAGGAGCTAATTTAATATTTATATTCATTCCTGGGAAAGTATCCGGAAGGTGAGAACCGTTAACCTCTCTCAACTTATCGGTATTAAATCTGTCGTTAAAATCTTGAACAACTTGCTTAATGGTATTACCTTCATTGTGTGTTATAATCCATTTTTCAAACTCTTCAGATATGTTTTCCGCTTTAAGTTGTGCTAAAGCGGTAAGCTTCTGATTAATAACTTTTTGATCTCCTACCTTCTCAACAACAACGATACTTTTACCGTTCATAATTTTGTCGAGTAAATTGATTCCTTTAAAATTTAAAACATCAATACCCCATTTTTCAGTATTCATCTTGCTTCTTTTAATTGAATTGTAGCCGGCATTATCAGCCTCTCTTACTATCCATTCACCTGTAAATTTATTTTGCGATATCTCAATTTGAGACCGTGTGCCAAATAAATGTTTTGAAAATTCAATATATATTTCTGGTGATATTAACGAGCTCCCAATTTTAAAACGTATTTCCCAGGATTCTTTATCTTTCGGTATGACAGTTTTGAGTGCTTCAACATTGGCTTTAAACTCAGATTCGTTGAATGCTCGCGCTTCGGCTTCATATAGTTTAGCTTTGACGTTTCCGGACAAATATTCATCAGCAGGAACATACACTCCCGATAAAGGATCTTTATATATGAGACCGGCTAAATCTAGTAGTATTTCATCTTTAGATTTACCGACAAGTGCAACCATTTTATCAATATCTACTAATCCATCTTCTATGAGTGAAACAACCAAAGCTTCTTTTGATGTTTGAACTTTATCAACTTTTTTTATTGGACCAATTTTATTTTCAGTAAAAATGTCCGCCTTTGTTGCTTTTTTCGCTTTCTTATCGTAATTTTCAAGTGCTAAAAGAAAAGATACATCAGGATCATCAGCTATATGCTTATGATTAGCTATATCATTTATATAACCGTACTTTGCGACAAAATCGTCATATAGTTTATTTAGTTGTTTTTGAAGTTTTGCTACATCACTTAACCCGTTCATCTGTGCAGTCAATAAACTTCTGGCACTATCTTTTAGAAATAATAATTCTTTTACTCTCGTTATATCTTTAGTTGACAAACCTTTGTCAACATCTTGTAGATTGCCATGCCTATTAATTTTAAGTTTTCCATCAACAACTTCATAAGATCCGTTTTTAGTGCTTGTTTTAGCTTTTTGTTGTACCTCGGTTTTAGTATCAAGTACTTTAGTAGTTTTAGTGTAATCAATAATTTTTGCCGGCATTTTCTTAAAAGCCTCCGAAAGAGATTCTTTTATATTTCTTTCATCGCCTTTTACTATTACATTATAATACCCACCGGCTCCACGACCATATGTAAGAGTTCCAAGTATATTCTCTGGATGTTCTTTAAAATATTCGTTTATCTGCATAGAATTAGGGTCAACATACATATTTGGATATTCTTTTTCCATGTCCGTTTGCACCATCTTGAAAAAAGGTTCACCTTGATATTCTGTATTTGGCTCCCTTACTTTTAATATAATAATATCCGTAGTAACTTCCGTACCTGCATTGTCTTTAAATGCTGTATTTGGTAATCTTATCGCGCCTACAAGATCAGCTTTGTTTTTTATGTAGTTGCGTATACCGGCGGTATCTTTACTATCTAAGGTATGTGATGATGTTATATACATTATCAATCCGCCAGGACGTACAACATCTAAAGTTTTTGCAAAAAAATAGTTATGAATAGACCTTGTAATCGCATCGGGAAATTTAGTATCGACAACTCTAACTTTACCGAACGGTACATTAGATATAGCTACATCGTAGTAATTACTAGGTAATTTTGATTTCTCGAACCCCTGTATTCTAATATCTGAATTTGGATACAATAAAGTGGCAATTCTTCCTGTAATGCTATCAATTTCAATCCCGGTGAAAACATTAGTTTTAGCTCTATCCTCTTGAGGCATAGAACCGATAAAATTACCAATACCAACAGACGGCTCTAATACCCTACCGCCATTAAAACCAAAATGTTTAAGCCCCTCATACATACCTTTAATAACATCAATGGATGTATAATGTGCGTTAAGTATAGTATCGTGCGCACTTTCATATTCTTTTTCTGATAGAATTTCTTTAAGTAAGGTGTGTTCGTCTTTCCAATCTGATTTATATTTGTCGAAAGCTTCAGCTAAGCCGCCCCATCCTACATATTGCGCTAAAATTTTTTGTTCTTGGTAAGTAGCTTGTCTGTTTTCTTTCTCTATCTGTAGAAGTGTTTTTATTGCGTCAATGTTTTTGTTAAATCTCGATTTTTTGCTCGTATCAACAATGACATCTTCTTGTGTTGCTATTACATAGTCTTGATTTATAGCAGGTTGTTTTCTTGACCCTTCTCCGCCGGTATCAGTAGCGATTGTATTGCTAACTCCATCGCTTGGTCGTGGTTCATTCCCTCTGATACCATTGTCGCTATCAGAGTTTTCGCTTTCTCCTGCTCCTCGAATATATGTTTCATCAATTGGTTCTTCTCCAGTAGGTTTTTGTACATCTTCGGTAGATAAGTTTTTAGATGTTTCTCGTACATCAAGCCCAATCTCGTTATCGGATATGCCATTTGCAACACCTCCCTCTTTAATTATACCACTATTTGGCATTTTATTAAAGAAATTATTTATATAATCTTTATCTTCTTGTGGCATTGCTTCATATTCTTCTTGTTCTCTTATTTCATCTTTTTGTATTTCTTCGTTTTGAAGTCTATTTAATTCGTTTTTAGCATACCAACGTGCATCTTTACTCCAATTTTTAATATCAATAAATGACTTTTTTGTATCAGTTATAGCAAAACCGCCATACTCGTTTGTTTTCTGAAATCTAAAACCTTCGTTAAATATCTCTTGAATAAACTCTTTAAATGTAATAATTCTGTTTTTATAATTGATTTTTTTGTTTGCTTCGTTTTCTTCTTTTTGTTTAATCTCGTCTTGAAATTTTTTATCTCTTTCTTCTTTAGCTTTTTGTTTTAAAGTTTTTGATTCCTCTTCCTGCTTTTCTTTCTTTTTCTGTAACCATATATCGTATGCTTCAGGATCTAATGATCGTATGCCTTCTTTTATTTGAGCATAATTCTTCATTGGTTTCCCGGTTATTTCTTGAAACATATTAAGTGAATGTTTGTTTCCGGAGTGTAAGATTTCGGTTAAGTCATTAAATCTTTTGTTTTGGATATGTTCATATAATCTTGTATACATATCCCTATAACTACTTCTCATATTATTTATTTGTTCGGGCTTCACTTTTTCAGGTACATAATTTTTCCCATCGGTACTTTCCATTTGTTTTATTACATCATTTAAAATTTTTTCAGCATATTTATTAATAATATCAAAAGGTTTGTCATTATCACGTTTATTGACAACTTCTTTTTTATTGCTAGTTTGAATTTCAATAGCATCTTTGTTAAAAATAACAATTTGGTCTGCCATAACTGATTTGAAAAATTTTGATTCCTGTGAATATTTTTTCACATTAGAAAATTGGACTCCATCGAATCTTTCATTAAGCATTTTCCAAAACTCGTCGGAGTCTGTATAATATTTTTTCCCTTTATAATTACTTATATCTTCGAGTTTTCTTATACTATCAACTATTGGTATTTTAGCTTCTGGTTTAATACGATATTCAACAAAGTCTAATGGTTTATTGGAATATTCACCTTCTATAACCATCCATTTTTGTTCTTCATAATCGTAAAAAGACTTTAAATTTTTATTCCCCTTATCTGATAACTCATATGGTCTTGCTTTGCCTTTTTCAATAAAATCGACTTTATTTCCCCATTCACTATCATCAAGCGAGAGATATATAGCCGGCACTGATGATATGCGACCCTCTTTAGGTCCATTATCTAAACCGCCAGTTCCATGTATCGGTTTTAACGCATAGTCGAAAGGCTTACCGGACTCTAAAGCAATTTTACCTTCAGGACTTGTAAAGTGTTTGTATTTTATTGTTTCTGTTTGTTGTGCCTCAGGTTGTTGTGCCTCAGGTTGTTTTATTTCAGGTTGATTATTTTTTATTTGTTTTTGAACTTGTGTAGGTATAAGTGTCGGCAAATTTTTTATAATATTCTGCATCGCATTTTGTTTAGGAGTGAAAGCTCCTGTTGGTTTCGTATTGATGTTTAACATAGCCGTATTAGGTGAGTTTGGCATGTTTGAGGACATATTTGTTACATCGTAGCTTGTGTTTGATATAGGCCGTCTCATCAACATATTTATTTTGTTGTCGATAGCATTTCTCCCAAACATTAATGATTCTTGTAGATCAGTAACAATCTTATTATTCCCAACAAATCTATTATTATATAAATTAGATAAACTCTTATCTATACCATCTTTCATTTCGTTATAATATTGAATTTTTTTATTTGTATTAGGTTCAATTATTGCTCTGCTATTAAGTTTATCCATAGTGTTCGCAAATTTCACAGTATCGGCAAATAGTTGTTCCGATACTCCTCTTGACTGCATTATAGTATTAGGTATAGCATTAAACCCGTGCATAACTCCCATAAGAACAGCATCATACAACATTTCTTTAGATTCGGGTAATTCCCCCGGATTAGTTATTTGTCTGGCAGCAGTACCGCCAACAACACCACCGCCTGCGCCTGCAAATATACTTTTTGTAATTTCTGCCGCAATACTATTTTTAAAAAATTGTGGTGAATTTTGAAGAATCTTTGCTCCAACTTTTTCAAGTCCTCTGGTTGTTGCACCTCCGACAGTCATAAATGCAGCAGAAGTTGCCGCGTTTGTTGCAATCTCTTTCACAGGCTTTTCTTCTAAAACACCTTTACCGGTCTCAAAAAGTCCTGCTGATAATGCCCCGGTTAAAATAGGTTTATTCGCTAATTTTGGAATCTTAGACAATATATTCATTCCACCACCGACAGGCAATATATAAGAACCAACTTGTGTAGCAATAGAACTATACGGATTTGTTTCTGAAAATTTATCAGCATTTAAATTAATTTCGTTTTTTAAATCTTCTTGTCCTGTCCACTTACGTAAGGCACTTATTCCTAGTGTCTTTTCAACAGTAGAACCAACTCCTTGAGCATATTTAAAAATAGGGTTCTCATCTATTGCTTTCATTACCCCATCCCATTTTTTTTGAAACTCATCATATTTACCTGGAGTCTTTTGGGATAAATACTCCATCGGTGATAAAGGCTCAAATGTATTTTGTTTTGGACTGCTTAACGGTCTAGGTAAATATTCTGAAGGTGTTAAAGGCTTAAATGTTTCCTGGTTAATATTCTCCCCCGGAGATACTCCCAATTCCCTTTGAAACATTGATTCAATACTCCGAGTATCAAGTGTAGTCTTGGGTAGTGTTGGGTATTTACTAGGTAATGCATTAGCTTGAGCTTTCAATTTATCTTTATATTCTTGAGTATCAAAATAACTAGGTATCAAATCAAATACTTTATTTTGTACTTTGGATGATGTAGATACCTTGTCTGATGCACTATATTCGGGAATTAAATTAAATAATTTGTTTTTGGCCAAATCAATAACCTCCTTTTAGTCAAGTGTTGATAAGTCAATGTTGTAATCGTTTAAAAGTTTTGTTGTTGCATCTGTTTTACTTGACGGATCTTTGTAATAATTATCATAAGATTGAGCTTGTCCGGCCCTTATTGCATTAGCTAATGCCAAATCCCAAACTTGTTTATATCCCGCAACACCAACGGCTGCTATTATACCAGGCGCAGTTTCTTTGAGTTTTGCAATAGCATCTTTAACAGGATATGTCTGATATGTACGAGCAGCCTCAGCAATCCATAGATTTTTTTCAGATGTTGAAAGTGTATTATTTTTCTGTGAATTATAAGAATTACGCTCACTTGTATTGGCATTTTGTTGTGAAATCTCAAGTTGTTTTCTTTCGATATAGTTCTTGGATTCAATATCTTTCTGTTTGTTGAGCTGTTCCACAAGTACCCATAATTCAGGACCCAAATAATCAGATAATGTTTCAAAATCTTTCGACACAGCATTAAGCGCATCCGTAGCAGACATATTTCCAAGACTGGCATATATTTTTGCTGCATTTGCTTTTTTTTCTTCGAGTTTATCTTTTTCTTTTTTCGCTGCTGCAATTTTTTTCATGTCTAATTCATACTGATAATTTTGCTCATCAATTCGATTTTCAAATTGTATTGCCAATTTATTATATTCGTCATATCTAGCAAGTATTTCTTTTTCAGCTTCTTTGCTCCGCATCCCTACCGGTAAGCCTGTCAATAGAGATATTTCGTTGTCAACATATGTTAATTCTTTAAATTTTAACCAGGCATTTTTGTACGCTTCAGCTTTATTTTCTGCTTCTTGTTTATTTAATAATATTTGATTCTGAAGACTTGTTTGCATTAAATTAAGATTATCTTTAATAGTATTAACAGTGTTTTGAGAAATCTTCTCCGACGTTTCCATTGCAAGTGTTATAAAATTTTTATACCGCTCATAATCACTATTATCTAAATTTTTTAACACTTCGAGTCTTTTGAAATTAATGTTAAGTTGTTCATTATATTTCTGAAAAGCCATATCTTGATATCTTGGCAATAGATCCTCTCTAATAATTCGCATATTATCTGTCGTAATTGTACTTGATAATATACCTCTTCTATTCATTTCTTCCATCATAGTGCGGTCCGCATACTTAATTGCTTTATCTAGCATTGGATCATTATTCGGATCATACTCAAATTCTTTAAATGTCTCTTGTAATATTTGTTTCATGTACTGATCATAAGGAGATTTGTATTGTTGTAGCATTTCTAAAAATTTATATAACTCAGTTGGATCCTGTTGTGGAATTTTAAAATTTTTCATCTCATCAATCATTTGCTGTAATTCATTTATCTTTTGTTGAGATTCATTTAATTGATTAACAATAGAACTATCAGTATTAACCAATTCTTGTTTTTGATTTAATGGAGTTATCCCACCGGTGCGAGTGATAATATTATTAATATTATCTTGAGTCGTATATAGACGACCACCGACATTAATCATGCCATCCGTATCAATAACGACACCATCTACTGTTACCTTACCTGTTTGGTTATTATATTCTACTTTGCGGCCAGTAGATTCCAAACTTTCTCTTAATCCTACCGGAGAACCTAGAAGAGTAGCTATCTGAGTCGGTGAACCTTGCCACCTACCATCTACAAGTTGCATGCCAACTTTAGACGGATCTACTTGTTGACCGTTTATTGTTGGCATATTACCAACATTACCAATCTCGAATCCCGATGCAGTAGCAACATCGCGTAAATTCATCATGTTTTGAGTTGGTGTTGATACAGGTGTTTCTGTTGGTATTACAGGCGGTGTTATAGCTTTTGTCTGTGTGTTTGTTGTACTAGCAATCTGATTAATTTGATTAGCTCTAGCCTCCGGACTAAGCATTATATTTGTTTGTGGTGTTATAGTAGGTGTTCCTGTCGGTGTTACAGTGGGTATTGTAGTTTTAGCCGGTGTATTTGTTGTACTAGCAATCTGATTAACTTGATTGGCTCTAGCTTCCGGACTAAGCGTTACATTTGTTTGTGGTGTAACAGTCGGTATTATAGTCTTAGTCGGTGTTACGGTAGGTGTTGTAGTCTTAGTCGGTGTATTCGAAATATTAGATTGTTGAATGTTTGTAACACTCTGTGTATATCCTTTAGCCGCCATATTATCAATAGCTGTTTGTTTTATTCTATCAGTAGCTGTACCCATTTACTTACTCACCCTTTCTATGTTTTGTTGGTGTGTTCATACCATTCTAACTGTAAATTTGTTAAATTAGCATTTGTTCCAGACGTAATGCGAATAATATATTTAGTATTCTGTTTAAGAATAATTTCCGAATTTCTTTCAGATATTGCAGGCGATCTTGAATTTCCTGCCGATGAACCGGATTTAATCGTATAAATTTGTGTTCCATCGGTAGAACCACCAGAAGTACCTTTGTGTATTGTTAGAGTTGACGTTGTTGCACTATTCCTATCGTTATTAAAAATAGTCTGTGATGTTGTTCCAGTCTTGTCGCTACCTTCAAAAATTTGAACTTGCGTAATAGCACTACCGGTAGCTTGAAAAGTCATATGTGACCACTTAGTAGTATTAGGTGTTGTTATCATATAATCTTGTGTATTCCCACTTGCTAATTCGACACTATCAGTATAAAAAAAATGACTACCGGAGTGTATCTCGTGATGTTCATATTCAATAGTTTGTAGTGTATGTGTTATTAGATCAATTCTTGGCACCCTAAGATCAGAATCACTTGCTAAGCCTTGCATAATAATATATCTCAATAAACTCAACTTAAATCACCTCTCTTTACCTTATGTACCAGGCTGACCCGGTACATATAATCTGTATATTTTCATCTTTGTATAATTTAAATGTTGTATCTCCCTGAATAGTTTCCGAGCCGCTTCCTTCAATATCAACCGTACCATTATTAATATTCGTTATGTAAAAAGTATTACCACTTAATCCCGAAACAGGTGGCAAATTCAAGGTCATTGCCACGTCACTGTCACACAATATAACCCCAAATTCAGATGAAGTAAGATTTGCCGTTTCTGTCTTGGTAGTTATCCTAGTTTTAAAATTAAGCAAACTAAGTGCCAAATACTGCAAAGCATATTCAACATGTTTTGTCGAAAAATAATTACCTGCATCATCAATCGACACATTTCTTGCAACAGTTGTAATATAACTACCGCTAACAAGATTATTAAGAATATGATTAAGTACCCTATGCCACTCACGAAGTGTTATCGAAGGTGTTTTGTCAAAATCATTAAGCAGTTTTAAGAACTCTTGCCCCAAAAAAACATCTCCCTTCTATATGCCTATCTCCTCTTAGGTAACTGTCGCCCCATTTGCTCCATGAAATATATTTCACAGTCATTGGTACCATACAATTTAAGTCGTCGCCAACTATGTCTTTGTAATGTTGATACTGGTATGATTACACGTTGCACTGCCTCCGATGCAGCAGGAGTAAAAGTATCCAAATCAGTAAATGAAGTCCCGGTAACATCAGTAGAATAAGCAATCTTCATTGTAGAGCCGATAGGCAACTTATAACTAAGCCAAATCTCTGATAAAGTTATTAAATCAGATGGAGATCCTTCACTAAAAGCTTTGCTTATCCAATACCAGGATATATCGGTGGACCCATCTTTTGTAGCACTTGCAGTCATATTCCAAAGCTTACCGCTTGTATCAACCCCATAAAGAACATTGGCAACTGTCACAAAATTTAGAAACCCTTCATCTCTGACGTACCACTTCCTAAGTTTTGTATCTAATACAAGTGTCAAATTATTAGTAGTAGCATTACTGCCATAAGGTATTGATATATACAAAATATCCCCGATACTGCCACTTACTACAAGAGTTTTATACGTTGCATTAATACCATTAATAAATGATGTAACTCCACCTTTTATCCCATTAACTCCATATGGTTCAGAAACTTTAGTAGGTGTAGACCCATCGAACTCATAGACACCATCATAAGCAACCCAATATAGTTTTTTATTTACAACTATCAAACTAAGATTACTTATACATCCGACATTACCTTCAGGATCTATCAATTCAAAATTAGCAGGAGCATTACCATATAAACCATGCATGCTATACTCTGTATATATCCAAACCCTATCAATGTATTCAATTATCCCTGTCACTATACCTTTTGCCCTTGTCAGATCAATAGCACCTGCATCATTAGGAGCAGTATAATCATTAATGAGATTTAGTCCGGAATACACTATATCATTGTCCCTGGCCCAATATATGCGACCTTTATGTGTTGTGAAAATTTTAGAATTTGGAGCATTAGAAAGCGTAGTTACCGTAGTACCGTCCCATGCATATTTCGATGAGCCATTAGAAAAAATAGTATATCTGGTTGTGCCGGTATTAAATTCCTGGAAATTGCCCTTACCTGCCGCCGATAATGTTTGTACCGCAACATAAGCTGAACCATTCCAGTATTTCCAGGCATCTCCATCGACAACATGTATATATTGATTGTTGCGTTGCCCCAATCCATTAGGCGAACTGATAACGGTACCTACTTGAGTTTTTCCGTTTCGCACTTTAAGCGCTGGATATTTTGAGCTAGATAAATTACGGAGATCTGTTGCTTGCGATTCCATTATTTCTAACGGTGGTAAAAAAGTGTTTATATCGTCGAATGTAAATGTTTTGTATATTTTTTTTTGTCTAACATTATTCCACAAACTTGCTGTCAAATAAACCCCTCCTTACCACCAACTATTTGACCGAGATTTTTTTGGTAATTTACATTTTTTCCTCGTATAATCAAACATAAGTCGTTTCCAATCGTCGTTAAAATCACTCGCAAAATTATTGCGACTTTCAATATCGGGATTATTCCCACTACCCGCCGCTTTCATACAAATGTAATTGACAATTAAACTATGATAATCTTCATTGATACGGGGAACAACATTCTGATCATCTGCACTCATAATTGCAAACTTAGGACCATAAAAAATTTTGCCGCCTGAAGCAATCGAAGTATCTGGTGCAGGATAAATGCCAAAATTACCGTTAAATGCGTCATAAAAATATTTACTTGTGCTACCATCAACGAGACCCTTAAAAAAATACGCTTCCCAGTCCTCTAAGCTACTACTTGTAGCTATTTCGATAACATCAATTTTTTCTATATCAAGCCCATCGGACGGCAAACTATAAATAGCCTGGTCAGCAATCAAACTAAAAACATATATATCATCTTCATTCATCCACTTCCAAATTTTGCGTAATATCTCATTTCCCCAAACCAACAAATTAGCATTAGAAAATCCATTAGGATACTGAACTTGAACCTGTGCAAGTATTTCAGATATTTTAGGCACTATTTATCACCCCCAAACAAAAACTTCTCAATAACTTCAATACGTTTCACAATGTCCGATAACTTCTCGGACTTCTTATCAAGTGCCTTATGCTCTTTCTCCGCTTGACTTTTTTTCACCTTCTCTTGCTCCACTGCATCTGATATTAATTTTTCTAAACCCATACATCATACCTCCTATACTTTATAGCCAAAAGCCCACGCATCCACGGTAGTTATCGCTGTGTGAGCCGCTGTTACGGCTTTTACTTTGCACGACGTCCCCGACGGTTGAGCGCTTACATCGACCAAAGTGTCTTTTGTTGCTGCGGTCCAGGTTGACCCACCATCCCTGCTAACATAGTAAGTGACAGAACCGCCGTTCGGAGTATCTTTTGCGGTTACATACATTTTGCTTGGCGCCGCAGACGCGGTAAAAGCATTAGAAATAAGTGTCATACTATGATATAACCCTACATCATCCGTAAATGTAGTGCCACCCTCTGAACCATCCATATGTAACATAAGTACAGTGTATTGGTCGGGAACAAGTGCAGCGGTTGGTGTTGTTATTGTACGGGCTATGCCTTTTGCTATCTCTAAATCATCAATGTAACCCTTAAGAGCATAACTTGATAAATCCCCAAATATACCTATAATTAATGACCCAGTAAGATTAATTAATGTGTCAGCATCAGTATATGTAGTTCCTTGTTGCACACCGTCTACAAATATTTTATAGTCGTTACCACTTCTGGTTACTGCCATATGATACCAGGTATCCGTGTTTAAACTAGAAAGATTTATTGAACAATTAATGTTAATTGAGCCGGATACATACTGTACAAAACTTAATGCGTAAGTACCTGAATTATTGCCTAAGTGAAAACTCCATCTATTATTTACGTCGGTCTGTTGACCTATTAGCCATATTCCGCTCCCCGAACCTGGCAGACTATTAAAATTAACCCAAAACTGTATAGTAAAATTACCGTCAAAATACCAATCTGTGCTATCCGGAACAGATAAATAGTCTCCGGTACCGTCAAAATAGCCCATAGCTGTACCGTATTTCGGCACTAATGTGCTACTTGAATCAATAAATGAGGTACTAGCATCTGAACCCTCAAAATGGAGTAAAAGTTTTGTATAGCTGTCTGTTGTGTATGCGGACGATGGCGGAGTAAAAGGCGTAGAAGAATTACGAGCTATGCCTTTGGATATCCTGAACTCATCTATCCACCCGTTTAAAGCGTCTATATACCCGGTATAGTTCAACGCTCCTATAATAACAGGCGCCGCTAAATTCGGGTATGTTATTGAGGCCGTTACATCCGCGCCCTGTTGTACTCCGTCAAGGTACATTTTGAAATTGTTTCCACTTCTATCTATCTCTATGTGATACCAAGTATTGGTACTTAGTGTAACGACGTTAGACATATCAACTAAAGTTGAACTTGATGATTTAATTAGGAATTTTAGGCTATATGTACCTGTTGCATTTAACACATAAAGATTCGCGTAGTTGTTAAGATCTACAAGTTGTGAAAATAAACAAGCTGAATTACCACTAGACGGAAGAGCATTAAACCTTACCCAAAAGTCAATCGTAAATTCTCCTGTACCAAAATCCCAATCAGCACTATCCGGTATTGATAAATAGTCCCCAGTTCCGTCAAAAAGGCCACTACTTGAACCGATCTTGTATTGAGCGGTGTCTATCTGAGCATTACCACCGGCCGTAACCACGTTACCTTGCCCAAAGGTTTTTGTCCTAGCGTTTCCATTAGCAGTAACAGTTTTCTGGCTAGAAGTTCTAACATACCCGGATGGCGCAAAATTCTTATTCCCGCTACTATAAGTCTCATTAGTACTAGTAGGCAAGTCAACCCCATTAGAGTCATTAAAAGCATCAATAGCCATCTGTGCCAAATCATTTTTCCCCGCCGCGATATTAGCCTCCATAGTAAAAAGCCCTTTGGCAAGGTCCAAAGAATTTTTGAAATCTCCATCATCTACATATGATTTAGTAACATCAGGTGCAGTTATATTACCTAATTGACTTGCAGGAACTTGACCGCCTGCATCTAATGTTGCGATCCCATTAGCTTGACCTGTACTAGCCGGATTCTGAGAAACTAAATTACTACCATTTAGCGTTGCAAAAGCACTCGAATGTAGTCCATCTAATAAGTCAGCATTAAGATTTGTTTGCAAGGTACCATCTTTTTGAACTGCAAGATTAATAACAATAGGTGAATTTTCAAACCACTTAAAATAATACACATCATTTTCTAATGCTCCCGATATTGTAACTGTACTTGAACTTGTTTCTACATAGTCAGCTTCCGGTACAACTTCATATATAGATCCGTTTTTTTTGTAGACTGTCAATACATTTGTACCAACTTCATAGATTCCTACGGAAGATAAATCAAACACAGTCTGTCCATTAGCAGTGGTAACTTCTAAATCGCGTATTATAGCTCCATTACCGGTTACGTCCGTCCATCCGGGTATAGTACCTTTGTATACTTTCAAAACATTATTAACAGTATCGTACCAAAGCTGTCCAACTACTGCCGAAACCGGTGCAGTAGACTTATTTTCAGTTACGAAATTAACACCTTGATGTTTTCCAAAATCCATATTACCTGTTAATGCTCTTGTACCATCCGCTCTTAAATATTGAGTATGATCATCGTCGCCTAAACCGATTAGCGTTCCATGATCAGAGATTCCATTTCCTGAAGCTCCAATAATTTCCCAATGGTCAACATCCCATGTATATACCGTATCAACATCAAGAACAATCCTTAAATCGCCGTCACTATTTCCAGTGTCCGGAAGGGAAGATACGTCTGCAACTGGAGCTTTCCATTTTGAATCTGCTAGAGCAGGAACATTTGTAAGGTTGTTCCAGTGAACTGATGCCTGTCCACTTGTTTGTACATTTGTTTTGGTATAATACCTTGAATCATGATCAGAAGATCCTTGATGTGTAGTCAAATTATCAGCATTGCCCTTTATTGTTTCTGTTGTTCTACCTACACCTTCTAAATCGCTTTTTATTGCATTAACTTCTGTTTCAGTATAATAATTCGCTATGATATTATCAATCTGTGTTTTGTTATAAGACTCAACAAACTCTAAAGCATCCTCTTCAGAGTTAACAGCTACCACTTTCCCAGTTTGTCCGGACATAGTAGCCGGAGTATCAGTTAGCCCCGTAAACGTAGTAACAGGTGACAAATCAAGTCCCATCTGATTAATAGGATGTGTTATTCCAACTAACGTAGAATTATCACCCCAACAAAATATCCCGGTAAAATTAGATGCAGATATTAATGCAGGATTTACAAGATAATTACCATGTGGAAAAAATATTGACTTAAGGGAATTTTCAGAAACATCGCTTAAACAGTCTAATATAGCTTGTGTATCATCTGTAACACCGTCACCTTTAGCCCCATACGATTTAACACTTATAAGACCAACTTCATCGATAAAATAAGAAGCTAGCTGCGACTGATTAGAATATATTGATAATTCTTTGCTTGGAGTAGTCATAATTTTAAAATCTCCTTCCTTTAGGCAATCACATCATCCGTGACTTCAATCTGTACAAGTGATCCTGAAGAATCCCCCAATAAATATAAATAGGTTCTAATACTTTCATCTTTAACGGCTGCGGCCGCATATTTTAATGAGTTGTTAGACGTAGGATATATACCGTTATGATTAGCATTTTTCCAAGTGTTACCGCTAATAAAGTGTATATTAATATCTCTTCCCCTCAAATCAAATATTTGTGTTCCTCTACTTCTTACGCCTGCTGTAATAGTTGTTATTGCAGCATTTCCGGAAGCTTCTCGAACGGTTATAGTACCGACAGCAACAGAGCTATTTTTGCCATATATATCACCGAGAAACAATCCATAGACATTACCCCAATCAGTCTCTACTGTTGTTACAACATTTGTACCGTTTAGGGTTATTGTTTCATGTTTTAGTAACCCGGTAGTTTTGTTAGTTCCAAATATAGTTAATACACTAACATCACTTGCACTATTAGATAAAACTTCAACTGCATCACCATCCGGCATGTTTGTAAATGCATCTCCACCAACCTGGAATACCGGTATTATATAAGCCTGCTTCTTAAATTTTGGAATTGTTAACATCTGAAATGCCTCCTTTGGGGCCGAAGCCCCAATATATTTATGAGAAGATTATTTATGTTATGTTAGTTATGTAGGAATTGTTACTAGCACAGGATATTGACTAACACCGGCAGAATGAGCAAATATATTATCATAGGCCATAACTGCATTATAGTCAATGGTCAATGCTACTGTACCATTAGCTTGAGTTCTACCTCGATTACCACCAACAATAACTTTGTCCGAGTTCTCATCAATTACTAGCGTAACAACATCAAATACATTATTGAGTATCATTGCAACTGCATCAGCACATGTAAGTCCAGAATGTACAGTTATACCGATTGCACCTGACTCAATTATATTATCTTTTATAAGTAGCGCTCTACTAGATCCGGTACCAATATCTATGGTGGATGTAGAATACTTCCCGATAAATCTACATCCAATAATTGCAGCTTCTTCAACTGCCGTTAGAAGTATAGCTTTAGTTGCCGGTGTAGTTGTTCGCCCATCAAAATGACACCCAATAAATTGTAGCCCACTCGTAGTAGTTGGAGCTGTGAATATAACACCTCCTGCCGCCAATGATCTAAATCCCATGTTAATAAATCTAGTACCCATATAAGCACCGGCACCAATAACATGGTTTCCTATCATAACCGGATAACTCCTATGATCATAAGAGCCAACACCTATAACATCACATTTGTTCGGTAATGTTATTAGTGACTCGGCGCTTGCCTCATTGTTGTCACCTTTGTAGTATATTTTGTTTCTAGCCGCCCAACCTTTAGCGCCTGCTGCTATACTTGCATTACTTTTCACTATTGCGGCAGCCAAAGTTTTAAGTGGCGAATTAAAACTTAAACCATCATTCGTGTCAACACCATAATTTACATCAACAAAAAATCTGTCTCCGGCTTCAATGCCTGTATACACATTACCTGATCTATCAATAACTACTTTCTCATTACCTTCTTCGTCTCTCATAACGATAGGTGCTGTATAAGGACCACTTACAGGCCCAGTAACTTGATACATATAAAAACACTTCCTTTCGATTAAAATAAATTAAGAGAGCCAAATTTGACTCTCTTAATAATTTATTTGTATTTTTTTCTATGCACCGGTATATGGATTACTTACATGACCAAATCCGGGATTAATCTGAGCGGCACGGTATCTTTCAACCATAGCCCAATAAAAATTCAGAGTGCTAATTTTATCCTGGTCGCTTATTGGTAAAAGTCCGGTCCGTCGTTGAAATATGAAAGAATCAATATTCTCATCAATCAAGTGCCAGTAATACAAGTTGATGTATCGTCCAAACTTAGCCCTGAGTTGTGGTACAGTGTTTTTAGTGTTGGACAATTCCTGTGCTTTTAAGTTGCTCGATAAAACTGCATTAACTCTCGCCTGTTGATTGCTATGCGCTAATATTGCCGTTGCAGAGGTATCAAATAAACTTCCGGCATAATCATAAATACTGTTAAACATGTTGCAACCATCAATAACATTATCTGGCGTTATTGGACCTGCGGACATTAGATTGTCATTAACAAGTGCTGTTTTAGTTGTATCAAGTGGATGGTCATTAGCAGCATACGCTTTTCCATCTGCACTAATAGATGTAAATACTCCATCAACAACCGCTGCTGCATTTTTTTCTCTCTTACTTATCATTGAACGAATCATGCCTCCGGTTTTAACTTTGTTTAAAACTTTGTCCGGATCATCTTCCGTATCTTCCCATGTAGCTGAGAATCCTCGGTCATATGTCTTGTTGATGACTGTTGTAAAATACATTTCCTTGAATGTATCGTAATGCAACGGTCCACCTTCGGTTTTTTCTTCAGCAGGCAATAAATTCCCAACGGAAGCATAAATTTCTTCATCTTTAGTCGATTGTTTTGGAGTAAAAAAGTCTTTATACTCTTCTTTCTTTTGTTTTTTGAGATTGTCATAAAACGATTCGCTTATCTTATCTGACAAATATCTAGCAATATCAGCTCTTGTACTTGGCATTAAATATCACTCCTTTTTAATTTAATTTTATTGCAATTAGACAGCTCTATCAGCAGGATACACAATGAAATGTATTAAATCTAAATCATTGTCATAATCAACACATAAAGCAGTACCTCCGGTAGTATCATCCAAATCAATAGTCTGTGCATCGCTAATATCAAATACCTTAGTAATGTCAGCATCCGTTAGACTTGTTTTGCTTGACCCTGTATACTTTGCTGTTATTATTGGTGCATTTGATACAAGCTCAAAATTGATTACATCGGTTGCAGCCCCTGCTTCCAACGCTACCGCACAAACAGTATAATCTCCTGGTGCATCTGTTATTTTTACAAATGTGTTACTTGATATCGCACACAAGTCACCTTTTGCTACTCCACCGCTACCAACCGTACCTCTAATAACTGACGATTTACTTGAATCTCTCAACCACATATGTTTTCCTCCATTTCAATTAATCTTAATCCCAACTATCATGAGGGATCTTTTGCTTGCTTGCCTGCACTAAATATTCTGCGTACTGTTTTCTACTCACTCCTGGATTTTTTTTCGCGTAAAACTTATAAGCTCTCTCGTCTTCAGGATCAAGTTTGATACTTTGTATTGGTGTCTGACCACCGGCAGGAGTTGTTGATACTCTCTTCTTGTTTTTTAGCCTGTTTTCTTGGTCGCTTTTTACTTTTTTGTCAAAAGGATTATCTGCGGCCGCATATTCTACACGACATATTTTGTCAATGCTCCACCCGGTTGATTTTTGTAACTTAATAAGTCTCTCAATATTTTTTCTAGCTTGCGGATATTTTGCTAGTACATCAGCGTTTTCTGTCAAAAACTCAAGTTTTTTTACTGTGTTTTTGACTGCTTCATTGTCTAGTTGCTTTTCAGCTTCTAACATCGCTTCGTCTTCGTCATATCCTTTTTCTACAAGTTTTTCTATTAGAGCTTTTTTTCTGTTTTTAATTTCATCTTCCTTTTCTTGCTTTTCCAATAACTCCAATTTAGATTTGAGATCTCTATTAATTTGTTTCTGTTTGATAAGAGCGGCAGTTATTTTATCCTTTGGCTTTTTGATTTTTTCATCGTGCGTATCATCGGTGTCATAGGAGGCATCTTCCTCATCTTCTGACTTGTCTTCCAATTCGGTTTCGCCATCTTCGTTATCTTCTTGAGTATCATACTCATCATCATCATTATCAAACGAATCATCATCATCATCATCCAATTCTAAATCATACTCATCAGGCTCATTACCAAACAGTTGTAAATCAATATTGAAAATCTCATATTCTTTTTTTGTCATAATACCCTCCACGTTTACGCTCCGCCGAGCAAAATTAAGAGACATTTTTCCTAAAAGTCTCAAAACAGGTTTATGCGGTTTCCTCCGCGAATATATATTAACGTGATTAACCTCACGCAAGCTTTTATGATTATTTCTTTTTACTTTTGTTTTTTCCGAGTCTTGGGGAAAAATCATTATCTGTTTCATCTTGTATTTCATCTTGTATTTCTTCAGGTATTTTTTCACTACCCTCCAATGGTTCATCTTCGTCATATGCAATATTTATTATTTTATCTTTTTTGTCCAAACACATTAAATATTTGCTGTTTTTAATTTTTCTAAATTCTTTTACCGTACCACCATACCAATTATCAGGTAGTCCGAATTTTGTTTTCAGTACAACACCATCACTATCATCTAATGTTATTTTTTTCCCATTTAGTTCGATACGGCCAATCAATTTTAAATTCATTCTAAATACCTCCGCTTATATTGTTTTCAAGTTGCTCGATTTGGTCTATCTGTACATTAAGTTCTTTTACAAGATAATCCTTTAATGTAAGTGTGTTGTATGATGTAGTGCCACACGACTCACAAAAACAATTTCTCACCTCCCTATCCTTATCCTCATCTCCGGTACTTACATAATTTGTATTAATTGTGTTCATACCAGGTTTTTCACATTTTTTACATATCGGCTGTTCAAGGATATCAACACCCCCGTATTCGGACATTGCAAATGCTTCGACTATTCGGTTGAAATGATACATATGCTCTGCATACTTTGGATGGATATTTTTTAAAAATTTCATTGAGTTAACACTTTCAATTTTTATTTTATCTCCATAAAAAAATTTTTTATTTTTCATTCTTTTTCTCCTATCCGGGAATACCGTTTTTTACTTGGTTGTTGATGTTTGCATTAGGTATATTGGCCGACATATTCAAAGTTTTTTGTGTTCCTCCGCCGCTAACAGGTGTAACAACACCTTGCGTTGATAGTTTTTTTGCCTCTTCCATAGCTTCATCAAATGGTATACCCAACGTATCCTCCATCATTTTCCTAAATTGCGCATACGTTATTAATGGTCTTGGTTGTCCGGTTTCTTCGTCGATTAAAGATATTGATGCTAAACTAAGCATGATATTGTATAAGGCAACTGGAGATGAAGGCATCCCTTCGCCTATACTTACATTGATATCGAATATTGCCTTTTTGGTTTGCGGCTCATTAGCTTTTGCAATAATCTCATCCATGTCATTTGTTATGTCATTACTAGGAATATATTGCATATATTTCGGTACCAGACTTATATCAGAGTTAGGATGATTTTCTAACCATCTATCCCTAAACTCATCATCTGAAGGAATAAGCACAGGTATGTTTGCAAGTTGCGACCCGTCAATCCATTCAAAATCATCTGAATCCTCTGTAACTCTAAACCAATGCCCACCATCCCAAAGCTCAATGCATAAATTAATCGCGTAAGTAATAATAAACTTAAGCCCTTCAGAGACATCACCTTTTTTGTCCGATATCCCGGTATTCCCCTGGTTAGTCTGTATACCTGCTTGAGTAGCCGTTATACTTTCACCTGGACTATTTCCGGTCATTAAATCGCTAAATCTTATAGCTCTTCTAGCTTCATTCATTAGATTTGCAACAAGTCTCTCGACGACAGGATTTAAAGTACCGCTACTGGCAACAAATATATTCTCTCGTGGATTCATGCATGGTATGGGATGATTTGGGTTGTTGTCAAAATCATCCGGATCCATTTGCCCGTTAGGATCCACGAATGTCCTGCTCTGTGCTGTAAATTTACAAGCAGTTATAATCTCGTCATACAATTTGTTAATTGTGTCTTGAATGAAGAATAACAACTTTCCATCGCCAAACCGGTGAAATTCGCCCTCTGCTTGATATAATCCTATTGGATAATACGGATATTGATTATCAACATACTCATAAAAAGGCGACTTCGGATCTGATTCTCTAAGCACAAAACCGGTATCATCCATTTCGAGTAGTTGTAAATTCCCATATTCATTGTTCCTGTGCCATACTTTAATATATAAAAATGAAAATTGCTCATCATCTAAAACTTCCGCATCAAAATCCGGTTCACTTGTATTAAGCATTAAATGATTAGCAATCTCGTCTCCAAATTCTTCCCTTGCCCACATTATAGATTGATACCCAACTTCTTCAATCAAATATCGTGCTTTTTGATAATCAAGTGTATCTTTGATATTGCCATCAATTAATATTTTAGTAGTTTGAGGATTCCTTACCACAGGTATGCCAAATCCATCAATAGCTTCTGCATCCCATTCAATAGCTATCCAACCAGTGCCAAATTTCAGGTACCTGCCTATTATACTTTTTAGCTTTTGCTTGATCTTGTTGTGACGTAAAAATAATTCACATATTTTTTGACCACTGGCCGCAAAATGTTGATCAGCAGGTCCAATTCCTTTTACTTTTGTAGCAATATTTTGGTCAATCATACTAGCTATTTGACCATTTATGATTGGCGCAGAAACAGGAATAAAACTATTTGGAGCGTCTTCTATGTATTCGCGTTCACATTTATATTGCTTTTCAATCTTATTCCATTCTTCTTCTCGCTGAAGCATTTCTGCTTTCAGTGAATCATAACGCTCTAAATAAAATTGTGATTTATGTCTTTGTTTCTGCGTATTAAGATCGTTATATGTTTCTGTGGCTCCTTGCTGATAAAATTTATCTTCTAAAGTTTGTACTCCGGTGTTGTTTTTATCTTTTATCAAGTTTTAAAACCTCACTCTCTAATATACTTTTGATAACTTAGTAATCCTTTATTAGTGCGGAATATGTTTGCAATTTTTTCATCTTTTACATTAGCTTTTTTTCTACTGTCAATCAGTGCATTGAGTTCTTTTATAAGATGATCCTTGTCAATTTTAAGAATTTCAATATCAATTTTAAGTTTTTTGATAACAAATTCTTTATTTTCAATCGCATATTCAAGTTTGTTATTCTCATATGTTTTGTAAATAACAATGAAACTTAAAAACAAAATTATAATAATACTAAAAACACTACTCACCATGATTTAACTCCCTTCTCCAAATAATCCTTCATTTGTTTTCTGGTTATTTTCCCACTTATAACCATATCTTGTAGCTCCGACTCCAAATAAAAACCTTTCTGCACATTGCTTTGAATTACAGGCGGTGCTTGTCTCATAATGCAAAGGTATCTCAGCGCATCCGGTGCATGGGTTATATCGTGCGGTACGGTGGCTACATCATTTGCATCTTTTTCGTCTTTCAAGATTTTCAACATACAACTTATTAAATTCTCGCAATTATTAAAAACCTTTAGTCGTGATGTTTTAATAATTGCGCCTGTTTCCAAATCCTTTGTTTCAATAACTTTAAGCCATTCCTTCACGGCTAACCATCCGTCAACTCGTCTACCATCGGACTTGTTTAATATTTCGCCGTTCTCCCGAAACAAATCAAATATACTCTTACCGGTATCCTTTTGCCTATTCTCAAGATCCGGCGGTGCATATTTGATTTTTATTTTGTCGTTATTATTAATTTCTGCTATTCTTTTTGCCGCTGCCGATACGATTAAATCGCTTTGATATAATTCCTTGTAAACATAAGCATTACCCTCTGGATCTATTGCAATCCAATATTGCGCCAACATATCTAAACCGTAATCCTTAGTAGTATATCGGTGCCAATGCTCCGGAATAACAAAAGGCTCAATAACATGTATATCCCTTGAAAACTCTTTAAAATAAACACCTTTTGACCTTATAAATCGAGCTTCACCAAGTTGCGCATATTTGTCTGGGTCTGTCGTCTTGAGCTGTTCAATTGAGGCCCTCTGGTCCATAGTTAGATATGGATTATCGTGATGCGTTGATAAAGCAATCAAAACTGTTGTAGTATCAGTTATAATCTCGTTTTGATACTCAAATTTCGTTATTATCTCTTTCTCAAAAACTTTTGGCCTGTTGCTATTTTTGAAATAAGCCAAAACTTTATCTGGTTTTGTCTCAATAAACATTTCATTTACGAAACAATCTGGATTTACCGGATTCATAAGTACAGTCAGTTTTCTATCTTCAGGATCTCCTCCTCTTAATTGATGCAATAAAGAAATAAAATCATTGTAAGTAAGCCATTCGCCTTCCTCAACAATGATTTCTGTAACTTGATCAATAGCTTTAACTGCTTTTTTTTGCTGATCAGACGCATAACCCGAAAACAAAGCTACATTTTTGTTTACTTTGTTTGTTATTTGCGCCGGCGACTTCGTAAAACTATAAGCATTTTCTTGGCCAAATAGCTCTATTTTATGCTTAAGGCCGGCATAGTATCCTTTGGTTATTCCTGTTTCCAGATCTTCTATGACAAGTAATTTATACCGCTTTTTTTTTGCTAAATTACAGGCCATTTCAATTTCAGAATTGTACGATTTACTCGAAAACCTTCCCCCGACCTGAATTATAACTTTATATTTCTCGGCCAAAACATAATCATGATAAAAAGGAGTTACTTTGATTAACTTCTTTGTCATATAACACCTATTTTCCAATGATTATATCCGGCATTTCCAATTTTCCGGAATGCTCTATTTTTTCCGTAAACATGCCTAACGTTTTCCCCATCTTTTCCAATGCGTTGAGCTTGTCATGTAACTTAAATTTAAACGTTCCGTCCTTCGATAAAGATATTTCGGATACGACTGTTCCATCAATATCCTTAGAGTCTTTAGCTTCAACAACTATTTTGTATTTATACATAGTTGTTTTGCCATTTTCATCTACTTCAACCTCATCAAGTTGAGTTTTTTCAGTGCGATATTCCAAAAAATCTTTAATGTCCGAGAATCCTATCTTTGCATACTCAGCTAGGATTCTTTCCACTGTAACCATATTTCTTTCTTTGATTTCATTTTGTAATTCTAAAAGCCTTGTATTTATCTTGTCATTTTTTGCTAATACACAAGCTCTCTCGTCAACTGTTTTATCAAGCCAATGCTCACAATTATAAGCTTCTTTGTATGCTTTCCGTTGTGTGAGTCCAGTAAATAAACCCTGGACAAATTTCTCTTGTCTTGGTGTTAATTTAGCCATTTTTCTCACAACTCCCCTAAAAATCTCTATAAATAAAGCAAAATACCCCTCACCTTTAGGAGTATTTTGCTTTGGGAACAAATAATATTTGTTCTAGTAATATGGCAATTACAGTATAACATAAATAAGTATATACTTTTGTATACTCTTTTTTTATTTTTTTATATGTTTTATGTTATTTCGATATTTCTTAGCGCGTTACTGTGTATTCTATGGGTCCAAGCCCATTCATAATTAATGTTCACACATATTTTTTCCCAGGTCATACCGTCTATATATCTCAACCTTAAAACTGTTCTCTGTATTGAATCCTCTAACTGGTTAATTGATTTTTCAATATTCCTAAGCCTTATTAATATTTCATTAAGTAACTCTTCCAGGCTTAACAGTCGAAAATATTCAGCTTCTACGGGATTACACGGCATATTACTACTTGTTGGAGTTAGCATCATAACCTGCGCGCTAATTGCCGGAAATTCAAGTTTTTCTCTCATCTTCTCATAGTTTATATAAATCTGTTTATGTTCTATAAGCAGTTTTTTATATTGCGATAAGTATTTTATTTTGTCCTTGTTGGTCATAATTAACCTCACAATAGTGGATTTATTCTTTTGTGCTTTTTTCTTTTCTTTATAAATTTTTTGTATGACAGTCAATGCAAAATTCACCACCGTCACACTCACTATTTGGACAAGTGTTTAATTCTTCAGTCCATTCTTTTCTTGAAATAATATATAAAACCCCAATAACATCATTGTTCATAATTCTATGTACACTTTCATTGTCGATAGCCATTTCTATTTTTCCCCAATTATTTTTGCCGGCATTCGCTGAAATAATATTTGTTATAACAGGAAATGCTTTAATATCGCCATTTCTTTTTTGTATCTCGTTCATCCGGATAAAATCACTCTTCTCTTTCACACTCATTTTCCCTCTCCCTCTCCCTCTCCTTGTCAAGATTAAAATATGCTACAATACTCTGCACAGCCTCAACCCAACTATAACATACGACAACATGATGGCCGTATTTTTTAAGATTATATATCCAATCCTCTTGACTTTTAGTTGGTTTATTTTTTCCGACTTTCATCTCAATGTACAATCCGATATATTTACCTTTGCTTACAGGTATACATACATCCGGTACGCCGGGTCTTACGCCTTGCTTCTTTAAGTTGTAGGCTTCTAGCTTATGCCTGCTTCCTCCGTTTGGGATGGCATAAGTAACTTCTAAGCCTTTATATTTATTTGTGTGCAAATCAATCCAATTAAACAATGCTTCCTGCTCTTCATTCTCATATTTTTTCATTCAATGTAGTCCCTCTTCCTTTTCCTCTTCCTTTTCCTTCTCTTTCTCTTTCTCTTTAAAATATATTGGTTCAAGAACAAGCATATCATCAATATCTTTATAATTTATTTGGCATGTTTTAGAAACCTCATACAGAAAAGAATATGGTATTGATATACTTGTTTTACGTTCATTTGAGTATATAGTATTGTTTCTAATGTCTTTAATGCACAATGCAGAAACTATATCCATCAAAAAAATTAGTTTTGCCTCAAGTTCTTCAATCTTTCTTTGTTCATCTTTAAGTATCTTCATTTTTCCTCCTATACCTATCAAGTATTATATTTTCGACCTCAATTAATATTTCACCGATTTTTTTTTGCTCAATATTAAATATTTTACGCTCTCGCGCAATACATCGAGCTATATCGGTATGTGAATTTCCTTTTTCATATAATTCTAGGACCAAACTTCTTTCTCTCTCTTTATCAGGATTAATATTTGCCATCAATTTTATCCTCCGTATTTTAAAAATTATTTAATATTTAATACTTTGCTTGCTGTTTTAGGCTCAATTAATTCTGTTTTATCATCAATCCACATTTGCCCTTTGGCGCTATTTTTCCAGAGTTCTTCCACCACGATATCACCTTTATTATTTTTATCAAAAACTATTAACGTACTTACTTTCTTTTGCGGTGCCAAATCGCTTTTTACGTTAAAAGTTACTTCTGAAATGTCTCTCTTCTCATCATCAGTTTTGAACTCCAACACAATAGTTATCTTGCGTTTCTTCTTGATGTCTGTATTGGGGTCAATTATATTTTTTATGACCTTTTCAATCTCAACATCCACCTGCTCAACCAATGCTCCTCTTGCAATATCTGCAATGTTCATACTTATGCCTCCTTTTCTTGTTTAGTTATTTTTATATGTTTTTTTTTATAGTTTGCCAGTTCCTTTGACGTATGTTTAATACAACAAAACACAGGTTCAGATTGCACAAATATTATATTTACCGGTCTTGTCATGTCTAGTTCCTTCTTGCATATAGGGCATATCATATTTTTTTTGTATGAAGAGGGAGAGGGAGTTTGAAATGATTCAAATTTCCATCTATCAAATTCTTCAATTTCCAATTCTCGAACCCTCTTGACCAACCACCTACAATACATCATCCCCATTATCGCTATAATTAATATTATCAGCCATATCCATTGCATCCACATCACTCCCATGTTCAAAATCAGGTATATTCTCAGTCCTTTTAACTGCCCTTTCAGCTTGCGTTTTTACAGCCTCACTCAACACCTCAAAAGCCTTACGTAACTTCTCATCCTTACCATTTGCAAAAAACCATTCGACATAATCATAATGCTGTTTATACACCTCACCTGCTGTTTTACCTTTGTGTTTCCCAAAATTCACCTTAAAACCACTCGCCTCGTTAACACCCAAATTATCCATCATTTCACGCTTCAAATACTCATTAATATCATCCGTTTCCTGAGCAAAAACAGCAGATAAACTTGCAACATGTAACACCGCATCAACCAGTGCCCTCTTCGCCGCCATTTTCAAAACAGTATTAGCAATATCAAGAGCATTCTTTGACTCATACTTTTTCTCACTAGAATTGCAAGTTCCGATACCTTCACTTGCAACTAGATTATTTTTGCGTAAACTACACTTTACAGTGTAAGATATAAAATTCGTTTCCTTCGTCATTTGCTCCGGAATAACCGTCACAATATCCACAGTAGTTGATAAACCAAATAGCATTAAAATATTCTCAGCACCGCTTTTGAAAAGCATTGGTTTTTTTGCTCCCGGTATCATCCCATAATCTATCTCAGGTATAAGCGTAGCCTTGACTATTGCATGAAATTGATTGATTTTAGTCAAAGTTTTTTGTATTCCATCTAGCGTGATACTATCGATTATCGATATCTTATTGTTATTCATTTCCATATTTTCCATTTATACCGCCCCTTCTAAACGAAATAACATTCCGTTTGATAACTTATACAACTTTTGCACTTTGCCCACCTAAAAACGCAAGTGAGCTATCTAATTTTAGATTTAAAATGCTTAGTTATATTTGCAAAATTTCAAAGGACAGAGTATACTGATTTCATAAGTGAATTTTGTATGTCCCCTGAAATAGCAGATTTTTCTCATGTATCTGCTATTTTTTTGTTATTTACTTGATCTTGAATTTGTTTATCTATTATTCTTTGGCAAATTACTCGGCAAATCCTTAATTTGTCAAGCTCTTCAAAAAATTCCTCAACTTTTTCAATCTCAGTATTTAGAAACTTATAAAAATCCTCAATCCATTTAGCAAAATCATCCCCATTACTTTCGAACAATTGCTTCTCTGCAATTTTATAATTATCACTTTCTTTAACCTTCTCACTCTCCCAGTAGTTGCTATAAAACAACATCTTTCTAGTCTCACACGCTGGGCACTTCTCATTTTCACACTTCTCCATCTTGGCACTCTCCCTCTTATTGTTTGTTAATAACATCATCTTGCAAATTTGCATAATATTTGTCGTATTCATCTTCCAGGTATTCTCGCTGGTCAAAATTTGCGTATTGTGGTTTTTTAACTCCCTTTGTGATGCTCTTTTTCTTTTCCCACTCTACGCATAATGCATTGTATTGCTCTAACGTTGTGATGTTCTTTTTAATATTTTCCGTTGCCATTTTTTCGATGTAGGACCAACTCCCTTTCCCTCTATTCACGCTCACAAGAATATACTGAGTCAATAATTCTTCGCTTATCCCATCCTCTAGCAAATATTGGATTCTTTCTGCTATGTGTGGTGTTAGTATTCCGATATTTTCTTGATATGCTTTTTCTGGTTTTTTTTGTAAATCTTGAAAATGATCTGGTACAAATTCTTCTTCAGCAACAAGATCTTTATTACTATTAATACTATTACTACTATTATTACTATTAGTATTATTAATACCTAACCTAACCTTACTTAAGCCGTCATTTTGCTGTCCAATGTCTGACCAATGTCCGTCCAATATTTTTTCTGCATCTGCTGTGCGTTGCTCTGTGTCTACTTTGCCATAGCCTATTCCATTTTTACCCAAACTAACATTTTCAATGTTTGACTGTCCATTGTCTGACATTTGTCCGTCCAATGTCTGTCCATTGTCTGACATTTGTCCGTCCAATGTCTGTCCAATTTGTCCGTCCAATGTCTGTCCATTGTCTGACATTTGTCCGTCATTTTTTCTCTGATTAATTCGGGGTTTACTTTCTAGTAATCTTACATAAGGTATTGTTTGGATCAGCAAATCTTTATACCGACTATCTATTTTTCTATCTGCACGTATATTATTGTGTTCTAACCAATCTGTTATATAAATTATAAGGTCTTCATTTAATACTCTAATCAATTCTTTCTTATGTAAAAGAATTAGGCTCTCTTCTGATGAACCTAATGTTTTTAAAATAGGGAAAGCCTCTACTATACCATCATCATCAGCTCTAATTATAAGGTGAAAGTATAAGTTTTGAGCTTCGACTGGTAATTTTAGAAATTTTGCGGTATTAATTATTTTGATACTAAACATTCTTCTTGTAGCCATTTTATCCCCCTGATTATCTTTTGTACCAACATTTCTCAAACAATCTAACAACACTAACAGCACTCCCTATAAACAAGTCATAGCTTGTCTTTTTTTTATACAAAATCTTATTAACCACAATATCCTTCTTTGTAGCATCCATAACCTCAAGGAAAAATTCATCACTCATCTTTCCCGTTATGCTCTCCAACCTCTTGCGTATCATTTTCCGCTTTCTCCCCCCTCTCCTTCTTAATAAGCCGTATATACTGGCTCTTCTCATTGAACCTCTCTACAGCTTCATCCGTAAGAGGACCCCTTGCCCTTATCTCCACTGATGTATTGCCCAGCTGGTATGTTGCTATCGTTTTTAACTCTGGACTATCCTTCATTCAATCACCTCTACTATTACTCCCTCTAACCTATTCGCATTACCTCTTAAACGTTCCACTCTGCTTTTGTCGTTATATAGAGAACCCCAACAACCTCGTCATTCATAATTCTATGTATGCTCTCATTATCAATTGCTATTTTTACATCTCCCCATTTTCCTTTACTAAGATTGCTTGAAATCATATTTGAGGATAAACAAAATGCTTTAATATCTCCGTTTCTTTCTGCAATACTTTTAAGTTTTAGTAAATCGCTCATTTTAACCTATTCCCTCCCCCTCTAAAGCGTTACACCCGCATTACTATATTTGTAATTCTTTTATGTTTATGGTATTATTTGTATTGCTTTTGTTCTTTGCACCTTTAAAAAAATATATATGTAATTACTCTTATCGTGTAGTCAACTTACATTTAACAATTCTTCAATACGGCACTTGTAAAGTTTGCTCATTTTGACCAAAATATTTTTCCCAGGTGTTCTTTGACCGTTCTCAATATTACGTACGTAATATACACTAATATCAAGTAGTGTAGCCACATCTTTACGAGATAACCCAGTTGAAATTCGAAGTTTTTTATATTTGTTCATACCTACACCTCCACATATATAATATTACTCATTTTGTGTTTTTTCAAGTTATCTAATTACTCTTTTCGTGTGTTATGTGCGAAAATATTGATTTATCTATCATTTGCTTTTACTCACAACGTGTAACACAAAATTACACACATAGAGTAAAATGTATTTAGGGAGTGGTATTAATGCTAAAAGAACGTTTGAAACAACTTAGAAAGGATTTAAAATTAAAACAGGGCGATATTGCTGATAAACTTAATATTGCTTTAACTACTTATGCAAATTATGAGCAGGGTACTAGAAATCCTGATTGGAATATGATAGTTAAATTAGCCGATATATTTAATGTTTCAACCGATTACCTCCTAGGCAGAACTGACAATCCAAAAGAATCATTAGTTCCGCCAGAAGAGGGACAAATCCTAATTACAAAAGCACTTAACGCAAATGTATCTATAGAAGAACTTGAGGCATATATTGAGGCACGGGAAAAGACCCAGAAAAAGAAGAATTAATATAAATCTTGTTGCCTTTTTGATAAGATTGAATATCCGCGAACTCCTCCGGAAATTCCAAATAAACCACAATAACCTTAGCCACCCCCACCCCATCAGAACCATTGAACCAACTTGCACTACACTTACACTTACACTTACACTTACACTTACGCTTACTCATACTTCCACACACTCCTAAATAAATTATTACTTGCATACTTAGGGTAACATAAAACATTATTTTAGAATAAAGGAGAATATATATGTTTAAAATCACAAAATACAGCGAACAAACTTTTGAAAGCATAAAAAAAGTTAATGAGTATGGAGCAGAATATTGGCTTGGTAGAGAACTTGCAAAAATCCTTAAATACAGTCGTTGGAGCAATTTTCTTAAAGTTATTGAAAAAGCAAAGGAAACCTGTATAAATAGTGGATTCCAAATTTTCGATCATATTGCTGACGTCGGCAATATGATCGACATCGGCAAAGGTGGAAGTTGTAACAAAAATCGAAATAGACCACGGCAATAAATTATCCGCTCTATTCGATGGCCACACCCAAATAAACAACAAACTAAAAATATTAATAAATAACACCAGAGACTATGTAATTTAGACCAAATACACTGAGTTATAAATATACCATCACTCTCATCATATGAAAGCCCACTATTAATTCTTTCAGCATTCCAGTCCCTATTAATAGAAGAAAAAATCACAACTGATCCAAAAATTATTAGAATACCCCAAATAAAATAATTATTCCCTTTAAATACTTCACACAGATTAAGTATAATAAAACTCATTTAACAATTCTGCTCTATCAAAGTCTATAACATCACCTATTTTTGTATCATACCAAAGTTTTTCTCTGTGGGAATATTCGGATATTTCTGCTGAAGTAAATAGACTAAACATGTTTGCAACTTCACTCAAAACTGTTATCTCCTCTATATTATAATTATCATCATTCAATTTATAATTAGCCACAACATATTCTCCGTAATGACTATTTTTTATTGTTATTAATTTTTTGCTTTTTAATATACTCAGAATTTCTTCTAGACAAGGATAAGTTGGTCCAAAATGATTACATATAAAATCATCTTGCAGCAACCTCTTTTTGTCATATTTTTTACCATGCAAAAATTGCAAATAAAATAATAACTTATTTAGTTTTGTTTTATATAATTTTGTTTGTGTATTATTTGCAAAAAAAAGTATATAAGACGTTATCTTAACAAGTTCATATTCATTTAATTTATATTCACTTTCTTGTAATTTACACGCACCCAAATTGAATTTCCTTTCCTTTTCAATATTAAAATCCAAAACTTTGCACATAAAACACCTGCAACTTAAAATCATATACCTACTCTATTATTATTATTATAACAAAAATATATACTACAATAATTAACAGAACTCACTATTAAATGACTTTCTATAATATACATTAAAATCCTCTATTATTTCAAGTAAAATTTACCCAAAAAATGATATTTCCTTGTATTTTTTCTTAAATACATTTGAAATATTAACCTATATTTTATATAATATGCATAAAACATATGAATAAGGAGGTAAATTTTGATTAAATCTGTACTTGATAGAGTAATGTTCGAAAAAAATCGTATGAAGATACGTGAACTCCAAGAAAAAAGTGGTGTCAACAAAAACACACTTTACTCAATATATAATAATTCAAATGTTCGTATTGATTTGTCGGTATTGGATCGTATTTGTAAGGCTTTAGATTGTATGCCAGGAGATTTGTTAAAGTATACACCAGATTAAGAAAGGAAACATCATAAAACTATGCCATTTGTGATATATCTCAGGAAGAGCAGAGCTGATGCAGAAGCAGAACTCCGAGGAGAAGGTGAAACTCTCTCTCGACACAAAAAAATATTACTAGAGCTTGCCAAACGTCAAAATCTCCACATAAATGAAATATATCAAGAGATAGTCTCTGGCGAAACTATATCCTCTCGACCTGTCATGCAAAAATTACTTGTAGAAGTCGAACAAAGACTATGGGAAGGTGTTCTTGTTGTAGAACTTGAGCGTTTGGGCCGGGGGGATTCAATAGACCAAGGATTAATAGCACAAGCTTTCAAATACAGTAATACAAAAATCATCACTCCAAACAAAACATATTCTCCAAACGATTCCGCCGATGAAGATTTTTTTGAGTTCAACCTCTTCATGTCCAGGAGAGAATACAAAACCATCAACCGCAGGATGCAAAGCGGCAGAGTATCATCAATTAAAGAAGGTAAATATGTTGGAAATAAACCACCTTATGGATATATAAGAAAAAAACTTGACAACCAAAAAGGTTACACCCTAGAGCTGCATCCTGAACAAAGCAAGATAGTAGAACAAATATTCGATTGGTACACAAATGGCATTATGTCCGAAGGAAAACAAAAACGTATAGGTGTAGGTCTTATAGTTCGCAGACTCAACCAACTAAGAATACCACCCCAAAAAGGTGATGTATGGGTAAACAGTAGCATACAAACTATTATACGAAACCCCACTTATGCAGGTAAAGTTAAATGGAACTCACGCCCCACTGTAAAAAAAATTATCGACGGCGAAATAAAAATAACACGGCCACGCAACAAATCATCAGAGTGGATATTAGCCGATGGCATTCATCCGGCAATAGTAGACCTCGAAACTTTTGAAAAAGCAAATAATTTTATTAATTCAAATCGCCCACATTCATGTCCTGCAAATACCGAATTGAAAAACTCTTTAGCAGGAATTGTGAAATGTGGTATGTGCGGTAGAAGTATGGTAAGACGACCTTATAATTTGGTTGGCCAAGCAGATACCATGATGTGTCCTTCAACGGCTTGCAAAAATGTATCAGCACCTTTACATGAAGTTGAAAAAAAATTACTTGAGTCATTAGATGACTGGCTAAATGATTATTCAGTACAATACAAAGAAGACCCAGTAGTGGTAAATAATATTGAGATATTACAAGCTTCGCTCAACAGAATAGAATTAGAAATGAAAACACTAAATAATCAATATGATAATATATACGACCTTCTTGAGCAAGGCATATACTCAACCGAAACATTTTTAGAACGCTCAAAGTCACTCAATGATAGAATAGAAATTGCAAAAATAGATCATGAAAAATTGTCTGAAGAGTTAAAAAATGAAAAATTAAGGCAAATAGCAAAAAAGAAGATCATCCCAACAATTCGTAATGTACTTGAAACATACAACACTTTTGAACTAGCTGAAGACAAAAACAAACTTTTAAAAGAAGGATTAGAAAGAGTTGACT